ATCCCCCCGGCTCCACCAAATAAGCCCCTGAAAAGCTTAGAGTTTTTCAGGGGTTTTTCTTTTGGTGTCGAAAAAATGTCGACGACTATCCGAACCTCAGCTAGCGTTATAGTGGCACTTCGCCCCACAAGGAGGTTCACATGGCTGTTTACATGATCGGTTACGACCTAATTACACCCGGGAAAGACTACAACACTCTTGTCCAAGCAATTACCCAGACTTTCCCTACCTACTGGCACTGTCTAGACTCGACATGGTTAATCGTAAGCGACTTAAATAGCCAACAGATCAGGGACTACCTTTTAACTTTTATAGATAGCAATGACCGCTTGCTAGTCGCCCAGATGGGTAGAGGTGCCGCTTGGACAAACTCTTTCAATACCGGCTGCCAAAACTGGCTTAGAACAAATCTCTGAGCGCCATAGGACCATGACGAATAGCATCTTGAAGGTGATCAGGAGACAAGTGGGAATAACGCATAGTCATGGTCAGTGTGGAATGCCCAAGGATTTTCTGAAGAGTGAGAATGTTGCCCCCATTCATCATGAAGTGGCTAGCGAAGGTATGTCGTAGGGCGTGGCTCGCCTGCCCTTTCGGTAGCCGAATTGTGGTCCGCTCCAGGGCGCGGCGGAAGGATGTGATGCAGGACGTGAACAGGCCGTGCGTTCGCCAATGCATCCTGATCTTGTCGGCCAACTCGGTAGGGATTGGAACGTGGCGAACCCTCCCCGACTTCGTTCCGGCATAGGTCACGACGTTGCCCTGTAGCCGTTGTGGAACCAGCTTTTCCGCCTCAGACCAACGAGCCCCCGTGGCAAGGCAAAGCAACGTCACCAGTTCCGTATGGGGGTTGTCACTGCCGCTGCGAATCGCTTCGAGCAACTCGGTGATCTGTTCTGTGGTCAGCCAAGAAAGCTCGCGCTCTTGGAGCTTTAAAGGTTTCACCCCTACCAAGGGGTTGGCATAGTCAATCTGGCCCAGGTCTTTCAATTCGTTGAATACGGCCCGCACATAGCCCAGTTCATTATTCAACGTCTTCCCGGATATCCCATCCTCTAGCCGTTTGCGGCGCAGTTGCGCATAGCTAGACGCATCAAATGCAGTCCCTACCGGATCACCCAAACGAACCGTCAATTGCTGGAGCTTCGATAAGCGCCGCTTTCCGTCGCGCAAGGAGTGGCCGTGCAGCTCATACCAAAGCTGGACCAGTTCAGAAAGTCGGCGTCGGTCCTTCGGTTTCGGGGACCATGCCGGGTTTTCTATGCAGCGTTGGCGAACCGTCGCCTCGAACCGCTGGGCTTCGCCCTTGGTCTTGAAACGCTTCCTGAAGCGCTTGCCCTTGATCGGTTCAACGTCGGCCAGCCAGCGGCCATCCTCAAGCTTGGTGATCGCCATCAGATCGCGTATCCCCGCCGTAGATACCGATCACACATCAGCTTGTGGATATGCCTTTCCAGATCGCGACGAGTCCAACCCTTGGCCAGGTAGTGGTCTTCGATGACGTGCCAGAACTCCAATTTGCGGGCGGACTCAATTGCCTTTTTTGCCGGGATACGCTCCCGCGCAATCAGGCTGATGAACTGGCCGAGGAACATCTCGCAGTTACGCCCGCTAAAGCCCTTAGCGGTCTTGTAATAGCGCCGATACTCGGTGCGCTCGATCAGCGGATCGCACTCGACCTGTACGCGGGCGTCCTGGCTGATCAGGCTCCAGAACGGATCGTAGACCGCTGTCCGGCTCAGCAGCTTGAAGCTTTCGCAGGCGTAGTTCCACAGCCCTTGCAGGTGCGGGCAGAGGCCCTCATAGGTGCGGCAGCCAATGACCTCCCCGGAGGCCATACGCGAGCCTTCGGAGAACTGCTGGACGATGGAGTGGTGGAAACGGAATTCGAGCCGCCAGACCGTTTCCAGGGGGTTATAGGCCGGGTCGCCATCGCCGAACGGATCGCCGTTCAGAGACGCCCACACGCTTTCCCAATAGTCGAGCTTGTCGGTGGCCCGAGCCTGGAGGGTCTTGTTATAGATCGACAGTTGCAGGCCGTTGGCCGAGCCGAACATGAAGGTCTCGCCACGCCCGTAGACCGAGGCGTTGCCGTCGAATTCGATCCGCTCGATACCGCTGATTTGTCGTACCCGACGCGAGCGGCAATGCATGCGGTCCACCAGATCGCGAGGCGGTTTCCAGCCCTGCACATCCAGCGCGATATGCACAGCGGCTTGGTTGGTTTCGCAGTGGCTCAGCACGGCAGCGGCCAAGTCATCCAGCACGCCCTGGAGGATATGCGGGTCGGCACCGTCGAGGGCATGGGGCGACACCTCGATCTTGAGGTGCGAGCCCAGGGTATCGACCTTGATGTTGTGATTCTTGATCAGCAGGATCAGCCCCAATTCTGCGTTCTGCAGACGGTACTGATAGCCGGAGTCCCGACCGATGCGGCCCTTGGACCATTCGTAGCCGGCGAACTCGACCACATCCACCGAGAGGTCAAACAGCGCCATCACTTCCGGGCGCAACTTGCCGTTGTACAACTGCCGCACCGTATCCACGCCGCAACGCAGAATGCGCACGCCTGACAGGTCGGTGAACGCCCCCGTCATGGAATCAACGAAGAGCCGTCCCTTGGGGGAGTCCAGCAGTTGTCCGTCGGGTTGCAGCAGGAGGCGGTTTTGATGGGTCACTTTCTTCATGGTTTCACCTAACAATGTCCATTAATGTCCAAATCGCGGGGTGCTTATCTGACGTGTTACAGGGGCGTCGGCCGGCCCCACCGTGGCGCTTGCTCACTCCGAGACGAGCCGTTCGCGCGCGCCCCGGCCAGGCCGGCTACAGCGGCCATACCGGCCCCGTCGGCGTCACCGCCACCGCGAAGAAAAAGCCCGCCAGATAGGCCAGGAACGCCAGCCCCAGGGCGGCGAAATAGCTTGTCCAGTTCATCGGCTCCCCCTCAGTTGATCGAGCGCGGCAAGCGGCTGGTGTCAGGAACCACCGTCACCCGCACGGCGGCGCCGTTCGCGGCGGCGGGCGGCACGTTCGGCGCGGCGGCCTGAGCCGGCGGCGCGTTGCCCAAGGCGCTACGCCCGGCGCAGGCGGCATAGCCGGTCCAACCGCCCTTGAAGCTCAGTTCTGCGGCGCAGTTGCCCCGCGGCACCACGGCATAGCCGGTGTCGGTCAGGTCGCGATCGGTGAGAGTGAATTCGCTGCCGTCCTGGCCCCGGACGGCGAACAGATAGGTGCGGCGCCCGGAGGCGGACAGCAGGGTTGCCTTGACGATGAAGTCGCGGCCGGCGAAGGGATGGCCTACAGGAGCAGCGCCCGGAACGCCTGCGTGCCCAGGTACATCATCAGCAGCATCAGGACCAGCCGCACCAGTAGCACGCGCAGCACCCACAGCAGGACCGGCTTGAGCAGGCGCAGCAGTTCCAGCAGCAGGCGGCAATACAGGGTCGCCCATGAGCAGACGAGGTCCGCCGTCATAAACCACAGACCCAATAGCAAGGGCCGGAATTGCCATGAATAGAAGAATCTTAGGTTGTCTAAAAAGGCTCTTGCCGGCGATGGTGTCGGTGACGGAGCCGGTGGCTGTCGATTCATAGAGGGCGAAGGTCTCCTGGCGGATTTTCTTGATCTCGACGATCACGTCGCGGGCCGGCGGTTTGTTGTCCTGCGCCGAGTGCTGGCTTTCCTTGTAGCGGCCCCGAATGCCGATGACGGCGAGGTTGGAGTGCAGATAGGCCTTTTCCGCCGTCATGCGGATGTCGTCGCGGATATAGGCGATGTTCGGCGTGGTGAGGATGATGTCCCAGTTGAAATGCCGGTGCCGGGTCCAGGCATCCAGCCAGCCCATGGGCCGCCCGGCTGCCTTGGCCGCTTCCGGGCCGTCCGGGAAGTCGAAGCGCTTGAGGTCGGCTTCGCGCCAGGACTTCAGAAAGATCAGTTGGGTTTCGTCGAAAATGATGAACGCGCCCCGCGGCGCCCACATGAACCAGGTGCGCATCTTTTCCATGTCATCCAGGTCCTCGAGGTCGAGGTTGATGACGTCGCAGCTGGAGGGCGTCTCCGGCATCACCTGGAAGATCCGTTCGCGGGTCAGGCCGCGCACGTTGGTGATGATGACGCGGCCTTTCTTGATCGCGGGGATCAGGTCATCTTGGATCGCGCCGGAGGTCTTGTAGGAGCCGTTCGGGCCGTGATGAATCTTGATCGCCATATCACTTACCTATGAAGGGGATGAAGGACATGGAGAAGCGCGTGCCGATGGCGGCGAAGATCATGTTCACCGCGTCCGGCAGGCCGAAGAACGCCAGCAGCGAGCGCAGGTCGCCGTCCAGGGACGAGTAATAAGACGTGATGGTCGAGCCGATACCGATGCCGCCGACGACTTCGCGGAACGCCTTGTAGCCGATTTCCGCGACGAACAATTGCATCTCGAACCAGCCCTTGATGGCCATCTTGGTCAGCAGGACAAAGGCGTCGGTGACGAAGTCATAGACACCGCTGTAGAGGAAGTCCCAGAGGGATTGCATCCAGGCGAGAATGTCGGAGAGAAAGGGAATGTCCATGGCGTTTCCTCAGGAGCGATAGAAAACGATCCATCCGGCCAGGATCGCGGCGATGAACAGCACCACGTAGCGGATGACGGAGAGTTCTTGGGCGTACTGGGTGAGGCAGACGTCGTAGCGCTGGCCGAGGGCGGTAAAGTCCCAACACGGCAGGGAGCCGCCGCCGGTGCCCAGGTGAATATCGAACTTGGAAGCGAGGACGCTTTCGAACTTGCCTTGCAGTTCCTGGAAGTCCTTTTGCGCCTTGGCGATGGCGTCGTCGTATTCCTTGATGGTCTTGTCGAAGGAGCCTTGCTTCGGCTCTTTCAGGCCTCCCCCGCCGGAGCCGTCGCCGCCATCGCCACCGGTCCCGCCGCTGGAGCCGGACCCGTCGCCATCGCCGCCGCTACTGCCGTCACCGCCGGGCGTGGTGCCGCAGTCACTGCCAACATGGCCCTGACAGGGGTTGTTACCGCCACCGCCACCGCCCCCACCGCCACCACTGGAGCCGTCATCGCCACCGCCGTTACCGGGCTTGGTGCCGCCATCGCTTCCACCGTCGCCGCCGGGCGGGTTGCTGCCACCGTCGCCCCCGGTGCCGCCGTCCCCACCCGGAGGCGGACCGTCACCCGGGCCCACGTCGCAGCCAAAGGCACAGGAGCCATTGGAGGTGAACCAGTTACCGGTGAACGAGCCGATGACCTTGCAGTACGTCGCGCCGGCTTGACCCTCAGCGGGGCCGATACAACCGTCAATCGAACTGACGGCGATCTCGCAGCCGAGGTAATTGATGAAGCGGGAGATCGGCGCTTGATGGGATTTTTCGTAGAGCGAGCCGGCCAGGATTTCGCACTTGTTTTCCTTGCACTCGCCGATCTCTTTATTGAAGTCCGTGCCTTCCGGGCAACTGTCGCCGGTCAAGATGGCAGCCGACGGCTCCCAGGTAATTCCGCCAGTACCCGAAACACTGCACTGAACTACGTCGTAGCTCAGCTTGTTGATTTTCTTTAGCCAGTTGGCCGACGTGTTATCGAAGTAGTACTGGCACGCCGCCGTATAGGATGGAAAGAAGGCCGTGGGCTTTCCGGGGATGGAAATCTTCCATTGGTAGAAGTCCGCGTGGGCCGCCGATGCGAGCACCAGGGCGAAAATAAGTAGTACGAAGCGAGGCATAAAAAAGGGGCCTTTCGGCCCCTCCTCCTGTCACTGATACTGGCCGATTTTCAATCCCGTCAGCAGCGCGGACGCCATGAATGCGCCCAGCATCAGGGACCAGATCACGTCAGGCCTTGCGCATCGCGCCGATGACCAGGGCGAGGCCGACCAGCACCGCCACGGCGGCGATCACCAACTTGGCCACGGACCCGCCATCAGTGCTGGCTTGCGCCAGAACCCCCTTGGTGGTTTCGTCGAGCAGCGATTCGGCGAAGGAGACGTTGGCCACGGCCAGGCCGACGGTGGCGATGGAGGCGTTGCGGAACAGGGTTTTCATTTTTTCCATGATTGGAACCTCATTAATTGCGCGCTTTGCGCATGGCGGAAATGATCAAGCCAGCCCCCAAACCAACGGCGAACAGCCCGATGGTCCCGGCGAAGCCGAGGCGGAAGGCCGACGGGTCGAAACCACCCATCAGCAGAGTCAAATAGCCCTCTGCCTCAGGCGGCAGCAGGTAGGTCTGTATCCACTCAAGGTGCGTACAGCCAACCGTGCCGTCCGCGTTCTGGACCCAGGTCTTGCACACTTGAACCGATACAGAGCCTTCCATTCGTGCAGTCCTCAAACAGCCAGGGAGGCCGCTAGGCCGTCGATCCAGCCCCAGGCGTAGCCGGTGGCCAGACCTACCGCGAACAGCGAGAGATAGCGGAGCATCGCGGCCTCCTACGGCTTACGCCTTGGCGTCCGGAGACTTGTCTTGTTTGTCCTGGCCCTGCGGCTGCTGGGCCGGGCGCGGGGCTTGGGCCTGCGCTTGCGGACGAGCCGGGGCTTGGGCGGTCGGCGCGGTCGGCTTGCCACTTACGGCCAGCAGATCCACAAGGACCTGGGTATTGGTGATCCGACCGAAACGGTCTTGGGTCGGGCGGACCACGCTGGCGAACTTGCAGAGCACCGGCTGGCCTTCGAAGACGATGGCGTCCAGCAGGGTCGGCTCGATGTTGTATTCACTGATCTCGAAGCCCTTGGCGTTGCCACGGGCACCTTCCGGGATCGGGGCGATGGATTGGACCGAGGCGTAGATTTCCCCGGTCTTGGTCGAGGTGTAGGTGTCGGTCTTGGTGACCCACAGTTCGACGACGCCGCCTTGGGTTGCAAACATGTTCATCGGTGTTTCTCCTTCAATTCGCCTTTTTCGGCGTGAGTTGTCCCGCTGCTGCAAATTCGGCTGTTTCGCCTTCATTCAGCGGTGTTGGGTGAAAGTGATTTGTCGGGCGATCCCTTCGGGCCGGGCTCTATTCGCTAGCGAACCAAGCCAACCACGGGTGTTCGTCTCGGCCCATCCGGGTAACGATCCCTATCGCAACGTCGTCGCCGACGGCCAAGGGGAACGCTTCCCCTTGGAACCCGCAGAGCAACACCAAGGGCTCTGCCCTTGTCATCCCGCTCTTGCCGCCGAGGGCTCGGGAGCGCGGGGCGGAGAAGCTGCCCCACACTCCCAAGCAGAGGCTGTTTCAGGGGGGAGGCGTTCAAGGGTGCGCTGCGCCCGTGCTTCCGTTCGCCGGAACGGTGAAGCTGTTCCGACGAGCCGGGAGCGCGGCCCTTGACCGGATCGGCCATGGTGCGGGCGGCTTGGATCAGGCAGAGCAGGAGCAGCGCTTTCAGGGTCTTAGCGAGCATGGGTCAGCCCTCCAGTTGGAATGCTTCGCGCACGGGCACGAAGGGCGTGGGCTTCCCGCTGTCGTACACAACGTGCCAGTACTTGGGCGGACGCCGGGACGGATCGTGTTTCGCGCAGAAGGAACGGGGACGGCAGAGCCAGCGGCCATCTTCCAGATAGGGCAGCCCAGGGGGCCGGCAGTCCGGACACGGCGACGGGCTGTGCAATGGGATGGCCTGCCTTGCGGACCAGCACACAGAGCAGGCGCAGTCCGGGGCGTGGGTTTGGCGCAAGTAATTCGGAGACGACATGGTCAGCTTCCTCCTTATCTTGACGAGCACGGCCCCAGGCGAGAGCTTCAACCCGCAGGTCGGTCAGATAGGATTCTTCCGGCTGGGAGAGGTAGCCGGCGTCCATGAGGCCATCGATCAGCATCAAGGCGCGGTCGAAGGGTTCGCTAGGGTGCTGTGCCGTTTGCAGCAGATAGCCTTCCAAGAAGGTCAGCAGCGCATGGATAGGATTGCCTGACAGCATCAGAACTCCTCCTTTTCCATCAGCTGGTGGACGAAAAGCGCAACATTGACCATCACGTGCTTGCCGATCTTGTACGCGGGGATATAGCCCTTACGAATCCATCCACGGACGGTTTCGTGCTCTTCTCCCATGCCAATCCAGTTCGCGAAGTCCCGCCACGGCAACACCGGGGGCGCCGCGCGGAGGTCTTGAGCCTTGATTTCTTCCACTTCCATGGCCTTTGCTGCACTATGTTGGTCTATAGAGGACTATGGTCTTGGACTATGTCCATTGACTATGTACAAACAATAGCTCTTGGACTATGTCATGTACATAGTCCAAATAATGATTAATACCTATTGAATGAGCATCACAGATAGAGCTTTGCTATTGATTGGCCGTAGCAACCTAAGCGCCCTGACCAGAGCAGGCGCGACGGACTACAACCGATGGGTAAGCATCAAGCGAGGGAAGGCGCGAGTGGGAGCGGACGAGATTGAAATCCTCGGTAGCGTCTACCCTGCGTATCGATGGTGGCTTACCACAGGCGAAGTCATGCCGGAAATTGGGCAAACAAGCCCTGACTACGACGAGGCCAACCGAAACTTGACCAGTCAAAGCGCGGGATAGCAATCACAAAGGAAGTGACTAGGCGTTGGTATGCCCGAGAGGATGGGAAAGATAAACTCTAAATTTTAAGCAGAGAATTTGTCTATGGAATTTAAATGGCCCGGCGAAGCATTGGTAGAAAAGCTATGGGAAACAATTGCAGAGAAAGGGATAGGCGGACTTCTTAAGCCTTGGCAAATAGTTCGAGAGGGGCGTGCCATAGTCGAAGTAAGAAAGTACGAAAAGTTATTATTGGCACAAGCTGAGGCAGATGCCAATGAAATCGCTAAGGGAACTAAATTTCTAGATAAAAACGGAACTCTAAGGGTCCTAATAAAAGATGAAGAAGTAGAAAAAAGAATAGAGCCAACAATTAATCTAAAGTCCTTATCTGAATCTAGCGCCCGTCTTAAAATCGCGTCATCGGCTAAATCTGAAATCAATGCATCCAAAGCTATTCTTTATGCGGAAGAATCCCTTCTAAATGATACTTCCGAGCCACCCACCAAGAGAATAGATCCCGACTGGCTCGACGCATGGAGAGAATATGTTGGAAAAATTTCCAACGAAGATATCCAGAAAATGTGGGGACAGGCATTAGCTGGTGAATTAAAGTCACCAGGCTGTTTTTCCATGCGTACGCTTGATTTCTTAAGATGGATATCTCAAGAAGACGCCCTTGTGATTAGTAGGGTCGCGAGCTTTAATATAGAAGGCCGCTTGATCAAGCTAAAAAATCATAGCTTCAATGACTTCGGTCTAAGATTTAATGACATATTAATAATGCAAGAACTTGGATTGCTGCAAGGAGGAGAGACTGATTCTATCCAAACAACTTTTGTTAGCACATCTACTAATGAATATATAAACCCCATGAAGTCTAACGACAAAGTTATATTGGTTACTGGAGAAGATCCGAAAAAAACCTTTGGCCTAACGGTTAGTGTATTCACAAAACTAGGGAGAGAGGTTTTGAAACTTGGGAAATTCCCCCATAATATTGAATACTTGACAGCTGTTGCCCAGGAGATAGCTTCAAAAGACTATAACGTTGAGATAGGAGACTGGGAGCAGTTAAATGAAAATCAAGGACGCGCGACCAACCTTGTAAGTGTACCCGCTCCAGCGAGTACAATTAAACCTACCTGAGCGAATCCATTTTTCGATAGGACACTCTAGGAATGTCGAAAAAGTGTCGAAATCACTGATCAGCAATGACCAATGAAGGCGACTGTTCCTTTTTGCAAACCATTGATTTATCAGTAATTGTCCAGCATTGGCCAAATAAGGCCACCCTAAAAATAGGGTTCAA